CAACTACTGTGAAAACTAAAATAGTAGTTGTAAATACGAAAACTATTAATAAAGATCGGAAAGTAATTGTTAAGGAATTAATGCTAAAGTCGAAAGAAGTTGGCGACTTAAATGCATATTCTAATATAAAGTTCGAGTCTAAGACTTGGAATATAAATAGTATACTTAAAAATGATGGTTTCATTGTAATGCTAGAAGCTTATAGTGAGGCTTAAATGGGAAAATATAAGAATTTACAAACCGACGTCTTTTCTATATTTGGATCTGATACGTGGAAAGCTGAAAATATAAAAACATTCCCTAGTAACTTTAATCCAAGTCATCAAGGGAATGAATTTTTAAGAGTAACTATTCTAAGTGGAAAACCGGGAATAAATATACATTCAGTATCCGGTATATTTGTAATAGATATATTTACAACTGCTGGTGTAGGTCCAGATAGGTCTATAACAATTGCAGACAAGCTTGATCAATATTTAGTAGGTAAAACTATTCAAAGTTTTTCTGGTGCTATTACTCAATTTTCTAATAGTACCTTTGAAACTAGAGGGTTAGATAGTGATAATCCTTCTTTATATAGATCAATTTACACAATACCGTTCAGTTACTTTGAGGTAAGATAAATGGCACACTTAACTTCAATCGGTGCAGGTGTTTTCTCCGATTTAGCGTTTTCAACCACTTCTGTTACAACAACACCAACAACTTATGCTGATTGGGCTGCCAAGTTTGCTACTGAAGTAGCACCTGGTGTTGCTGCTACAGCTAATAGTTTTAGACGTATCAAGAACGTACGTGAGTTTCCAGCTCTCGGTACTCCTGCCAATATCGTAAATGTTCCCGTTTACGGTCAATCTATTTCTTCACAAGTTCAAGGTCAGGCTGATGCGCCTACACTTGAAATTACTCTGAATTACGTAGCTAATGATTGGAAAGACGAGGCTAATTTCTTAGGCGCTCTTGTTGGTCAGTCTGTACAGTATTACTTCCGTTTCGCTCTTTTAAATCAGGACTCTGCAGGTACTACTCCAGCTACTAAGTATGCTTCTCTTGCAGCCGGTTTAGGTACTGTTGCTAATTCGCAATGGTTCTGGGTCGGTCGTATTGAAGCTTTGGTAATTAACCCTCAGCTTACGGATGCCGTTACAGCTACCCTGACTCTGTCTACACAGACAGATTTCTACGGTGCTTTCACGGCTGACGCTACTTAATGCTTAAACCAGGGATAAACGGTGATTTGTTTATTTAAATAAGCTATCTTAAGCTGCCCTGTATTAGAGAATTATATGGAAGAAAAACCGTTTAGCATGGGATATGTTTTGCGAACTACTGCAAAACATATGAGGAAAAGCATTGATATAAGTATTAGAAAAACATTTGAAAGAATTCCTGAGTTTGCTAACAATCAAGAGAAATCTCAGGAAATTTTTAAAACATTAGGTTTTCTACATACAATGCGAAAGCAGCTTGATGATTTTCAAGCAAGTAATTCAGAAGAATTTAAAGGTGATTAAATGGCAGAAGGGATTCGTGGTCTTATCGGCCGCAAGATGACAAAGACCGTTAAGTTTATGGGAGAAGATGTAAAAATCTCTAAGCTTAGCGTATCTGAAGTTATGGAAATTCAACAACGCGCTAAGCAAGTTGATAAAAACGAAGAAGAAGGTTTTAATGTTTTGAAAACAGTAATTCGTTCTTCTGTCGAAAATGCTAAAGATCTTTCCGACGAAGATTTTAATGATTTCCCTTTAGATGAGCTTTCTAAGCTTTCTAATGAGATCATGAAATTCTCTGGTATTGGTGCAGATCAGGGAAAATAACACTCTCAGATGAAGAGCTAGCTGTTTACGAGATAGCTTTTCATTTGAGATTACCTATTTATAAATTAAGCTCAGAGATGTCTTATGAAGAATTGCAAGGCTGGTTAGACTACTTTGAGAAAAGACCGCCAGATTGGCGTTCCGACGATAGAACTTTTAAAGTATTACAAACTCAAGGTGTTAAAGAAAAACCTTGGGCAATCTTTCCTACATTAGATCCTATATATAACAGAAAAACTTCCGACAAAAATGCTGTAGATTCTTTGAAGTCTTCAGCTATGTTCTTGAAAATGTCTAAATCTGTTGGAGGCGAAAGATTAAGCTTATGATAAAATTAAGAAATCTAGAAAAAACTATTTCAAAATTAAAAATAGATTTAGACAAAGAAATAGAGAACAAAAAATCTACGAAAATAAACGAAGTACTTAATTCGTTAAAAGATGCTACTCCTGTAGATACAGGCAATGCCAGAGATAATTGGAAGATATCAAAGTCTTCTATAATTAATGAGACAGAATACATTTCAAACCTCAATGAAGGTAGTTCACAACAAGCGCCATCTTTCTTTATTGAAAGAACTGTTTTATCACACAAGGGTATTAGCCCTAGTGGAATGATTGTGAAAATCATCTGACACCACCCCGCTAGAGAGTAATATCTTTAGCGGGGTTTTTAATTGAAAGGCTCAGATGTCTGGAGTACAAATTGAGTTTGAATCGAAAAATATCAAGGCGCAAAGAGACCTTGAAGCGATAAATAACTCATTAAGAAATATACAAAAAACAACTGATTCTGCAAGCACATCTCTTAAGAACATGGCCTTATCGCTGGGTTCTTTAGCGACAGTAGGTCTTGCGGCTAACTATATAAAAAATGTATCTACTGAATTTACTAACTTAAGTAATAAAATAGCTACTGTAACTGGTAAAACTAATGAGTTGCTTAGAACTCAAGAAGCTCTGTTTAAGCTATCAGAAGATACAAGAAGTTCACTTCAAGGTACTGTATCTACATTTGCTTCTTTTGGGCGTGCTTTAAAGTCTGCCAATATATCTACAGATAAGATTTTACAAGCTACAAAAGTAGTTCAAGAAGCTGTAGCGATATCAGGCGCTAGTGCCGAGTCAGCCTCAGCGGCTTTAGTGCAATTAGGTCAAGGTATTTCCTCTGGTGTTCTTAGAGGTGAAGAATTAAATTCAGTTCTGGAGCAGACTCCCAGAATTGCGCAAGCTATTGCCGATGAGCTCGGTGTTACATTAGGCTCTCTAAGATTGATTGCAGCTGATGGCAGACTAACATCTGAAGTGGTTTTTGAATCTTTACTTAGACAATCCAGTAAAATAAGTGATGAATTCAAGAGTCTAACACCTACCATAGCTCAAGCTAACAGCTTATTAAGTGATTCTATAAAAATATACGTAAATGAATTAGACAAGGGTTTAGGTTTTAGTGAGGCTATTGGCACTAGTACCTTTAGCTTAGCAAAGAGAATTAAAGAAGCTTCTAAAAATGCTTTTGAGCTTGGTACTAATATTTCTATAGCAATTAATAGAATTCAGGCTAATTTCGGAATAATAGCTAAGCCCATTTTAAAAATATTTTCAGAGTTGGGCAAACAAATCGCTCAAGTATTCCCTACTTTTATTTTTACAAGAACTCTTAAAAGAGATTTTAGTGAATTGGTAATGATTGTTGATGTCTTTAGTGGTGGTTTATTTACTAGATTAAAACGATTAGGATCTCTTGATGGAATACTTTCTGCTATCATACCTTTTTATAAAATAAGATCTGATGTAGAATTAGCCTTAGACGAAATTGCAAAATTAAGTCCGACGAGATGGGCTGGTTTTGGTTTTAATCGAACTACTTTTAGTAGGATTTTTAATTTAGACTTTGTATTACAGTATGGAGTAGCTTTCAAAAACTTAGCCGCTGAAGTAACTGCAAATACTACTTCAATAGGTGGTGCACTTACTCAATTTTTCAAAGATTTTGCAGGGTTTGGAAGAAGATTTTTAACATACTTTGGTGTAATACCTGACACTTTAATACTAATTGTTAAAGGTAACTTAGAAAACTTTTTAACTACACTGGCGGAGATTGTCAGAGGCGCTTCCCAAGTCTCTATTAAGTTCTACCAATTAGGTCGTATATTAGAGTATTATTTACTACCTTCTATAGAAACTCTGAAGACAGCTTTACAAGATGCTACACCAGTTGCTTTAAGAGCTCTTTCTACGGCTTTATTAAGAGGCGTTTTTGAAGTTTCTAAATTTATTATAAATATAATATCTCAATTTGCTAATTTACCACTGATAGATACATCTTTTGATGACTTTGTTGAGATGGTTCTAGATAAATTTTCTGAAATAAAAGATAACTTAGAAGACTTACTTGATTATAGCCGAGAGCTTTGGTCAGAATTCATAGAAACTCTTGAAAATTTACCATTAGTAAATCTTTCATTTGACGAACTTGTTGAATTAATTTCTGAAAGTCTAAATAAAATAAAAGATGACTTGGAAGACTTGCTAGATGATGGTAAAGAATTATGGGCTGATTTTATAAAGATTGTAAAAACTCTAACGGCCAATCTTTGGAGTTCAATAAGAGCTAATCTTGAACTCTTTAAAGAGAATACTATAGATATCTTTAAAGATATTTACGAAGAGGTTATTGGAAATTCATGGTGGACCGATACTGTTGAATCTGTAATAAACGCTTCTAACAACTTATGGGACAAGGTTTCTAATGGATTAAATAAATTTAAACAAAATACAATAAATATCTTTAAAAATATCTTTGATTCATCTCGTAGACTTGACTTTTCTAATGCAAAGTTTACATCTATAGATTTGACTAATATCAAATTGAAATTGCCTACAGTAGATAGCAAGAGCTTTTCAGATAGTTTTGAAAAAATATATGAAAGAACTGTAGATATACTTAAGAAATTATCTGAAACTTATCCTGAAGTTTTCAAACTTATTATGACATCTATTGCAGGTGTCTTGATAACAGCATTATTCCCTGCTGGACTTTTGAAGACAGCTTTGATAGGTAGTATACTTACATCTATCGCAACTACTTCGACCATACTCGCCGAGGCATTTGGAGCCGCTTTAACTGGCGGAAGTTTTGTATCCGAAGTTGGATATAGGTTAGGCCAATTAGCTGGTTTTGTCGTAAAGACATTGATATCTGAACTGCCTTTATTCTTGAATGCTTTATTAGGTGTAGTATCAGCGTTCGTAAGAGGTTTTACAGAACAATTACCAATTATAGGTTCGCTTATTAGTGGAATATTTTCTACTGCTAATGTATTAGGATTAGCTGGGCCTCTTGGAATCATTGGATTATTCCTTGTAGGTACAAAAGGCCTTAGTGTATTTAAATACTTTGATGTTTTCAAAGACTCTATTAGCACATTAGAAAACTTCATTAGCAAAAGCAAAACTATAATTTTAGGTCAAGGCGAAGGAATAATATCTAAATATTTATTTGGAAAATTTGGAGCAACTAGAGTCTTTAGCTTCATAGGTTTATTGCTAGGCACTTTAGGCGGTTTTGATTCTTTATTTAGTGGATCTGCAATTGCTCAATATGCCGCTGGAGGCGGTTTAATATATACATTTCTTTTTGGTGATCGTGGCGTAGATAAAATAAAAGATTACTTTTTAAAAAGTGTAATTGCACCATTAGCAAACATATTAAGAGTTCAAGTAGCCTCTTTAGCTGGAGGTTTAACTTTAGGTACAGCAGCTGCTACACAAGGAACTAACTTATTTAATGTATTCTTTGGTAAAGAAGGTACATGGGTAGAAAGAGGTTCAGTATTTATAAAACAGGTTTTAGATAAAATTTCTTCTAAAGTAGTTGATACTGCAACTCCATACGTAGAAAAAGGTTACGATTTTGTAAAAACTATTTTGCTCGGAAAAGATCCTGAAAAAACACTTGCATCAATTAAAAGAATTACTAAAACTAATATAGGTGCCTTCTTAGTAGAATTTGATTTATTGAAAGAAAAATTAGCTGGATCTCTTTCAAAAGCTACTGCGAGTGCAAACCCTGTCGGACTTTTATCTGGTCTTGCTAGCTCAATTTCCGGTATAGTATCTACTATTTCGGGACAATTTTCTAATTTATTTTCAAGTGTTAAAAAACAATACGACAAAAATGTCGGATCTGCAAGTGATTTAGCATCTAAAATCGGTGGTGATCAAGGCCTTCTTGGTAAATTATTCTTTGGTAAAGCAGGACGTATAGTACTTATTGGTGGTATTTTAGCCGCTTTTGCTACATTTGCCTCCGCAGCTACACAAGCTCAAAACTATCCTAGAAATGATTTAGAAAGAGATGCTACAACTTTTGCTAGTATTGTAGATAACTTTAGGAAATTCGCAGATGAAAGTCCATTAGCTGCAGCGTTTACTAGTTTTATTTTGGTAGCAATACCTGCCGCATTAGCAGCTGCCGTTTTATTTAGAAATCAACTGGTACTCTTATTCGCATATGCTTCAAAAGCTATAAGTGCTAATCTAGCGCTTGCTTTTGCAAATGTAGGTACTAGAAATGCAGCCATATTGTCAGGAATTTCTGGATTAGCTGGATTAATTTCCTACAATATTACAGGCAGCGTTATGTCTGGTCTTGAAGCTGCCTTATCAGTAGCGGCTATATTAAGTGTGTTTAGGAAGAGTTTGTTTCCTGCTATTGCATCTGCTTTTAATTTTGTATTTTTAAGAATAATACCTGCAATTTTTGGCGTTATATTCTCTATAAAAACGGCTATAATAACCGCTATTATAGCTCTTATTGATTGGTTTTTTGGTTTAGAATTAATTGCTTTCGCAAAAAAATTACTTAATCTTACAAAAGAACCTGTTAAAACCAATACAGGCCTTTCTCAAGAACAAGAGAATTTTGCTAGATCTAGAGAACTAGGTATTGATTATAGTCTTAGAAATATAAATAGAGATAGATTGTCTGAGGCAGATACTAAAAAATTAGACGAATCAATTAAAAGGCTTGATGATACCATAAACAGAGCACGAGATCAAGAAGAACAATTAGGTGTAATACAAGATGATACACGTGATGAAATACGTGCTAATACAAGAGCTTTAAATAATCTTGTACCAAAACTAGAAGCTAGATCTAGAGTACCTACACAAGACTTTGCACAAAGTATTCAAGATTTGGTCAATTTCGAACCAAAAACCCCCGCACAAATATTTACTAATTCAATTAGACAACTTGGATTAAATTTTAGTTTTAATATAAACAAACTTGTAATAGAATTAAGACGAAGATATGGAACGCCAGAACAAAAGAAATTAGCTTCAGAAGATTTAGCAGCTTTAGAAAAAGAACGAACCACTAGATTTAACGCAAGATTTAGAGTAGTCTCCGAAGACGATAAAAATATAGCTGCACTTGCAAAGAAAGTAAAAGATTTAAAATTTCCTGATGAAAAACTTAAACAACAAATAGATATTACAGAACAAAGTTATTTCAATGCACTTGAAATTGTTTCAAAAGCTGAAAAGAATTTAGTAGGCTTATTTACACAACCACTTCCACGAAGTGATGAACGCGTAAGACAACTTGAACTGTTTAGAGAACAACTTGCTAATGAATATCAAAAACAAATTAGATTTGATGAATCTAAAAGACAAATAAATGAATTTACTTCTAGATTAAGTTCTATAAGAGATAATTTTAAATCAATAAAAGCCGACGTAGATTTTGATGAGTTAATTGCGGTTGATGAAGCTTCTTTTAAAGATTTAGAAAGACTTGGTAAAGACGCTAAAGAATTAGCAGAACAACTTGCTAACACTAAAAATATTGCTGAACGTAACGAAATAATTGTAAGAATTACTGAAATTAAAACTCAAATATTAAACTTTAAAATAGGCGCTGATGCGTTAAGTTTAGATCGTAAACAATTCAAATTACCTGAATTGTTTGGTAAAATCGGCATAGAAATGTCTAAACAACTTGCAGAAAGTTTTTCAGACGATGTTGCTGATAGATTATATGCTGCTGGTACTAAAATACTACAAAGACAAACAGAATTACTTACAAAGGTACCTGGTGCATTTGAATCAAAGATACCAGGTCAAGATGGAATTTCAATAATACAACGCATTCGCAGCTTCTTTAAAGATCGTACTATACCTGACGAAGTCCAACAAGCTATAGATAGTTATGAAGATACTAAGAAAGAAATTGAAGATTCATTAGAGAAATTAAAAAGAAGCGTAGCCACATCAGCATCAGCAACTACTGAATCTAATTTAATATATTTTAGAGATTTATCTAATAGTTTTGGAATCGACTTTAATGATTTAATTATAAAACAAGGTGTTAGTGCCGCTATTGGAAGTTTAAAAGCTTTAGAAGGTTTGCAAAAACAAATTAATAAAGCTCAAAGGGAAGACCCTGCTGCTTTAGCTAATTTATATTTAAGATATCAAACTTTTTTAGAACAGCTTAAAGCACCTGCAAGAGGAATAAATGAAATAATTAATAATATTTCTAGTTTAGGTCAATCTTTTAAATTGGAAGATGTATTTAAATTTGATAGATCTGACTTTGAAGAATTTAAAAATATAGATAGAGCTCTAGATACGTTACAGACAAATATTAAATTAAAAGGTCCTGCTGTAACTCTCGAAGATATTGTACAATTTGGAAAGAAAGAACAAGAATTACAAAAAAGATCTTTTGAATTGTATTTAAAAAATCTATATAAATCTGGTACTAGAATTTTAGAAGGTCTAGGCAAAATAGGTTTTTCTGATATTACTGAAATAAGTTATCTCAGTACTGACCTTATTAATAAACTTAAAGCTAGCAATTTAGAAATATTAAAATTAGAAAAAGAACTAGAAAAAGTAGACACAACAGATGCATTTTTGGATTTAATCGATAGACTGGATGCAGCTAAAAGAAAAGCAAAAGAACTTAGAGATTCTGTCGCTAGTTTTGATACACAATTTAATGTAATTAACAGAGTATTTGGAACAAATCTAACTGAACAAGAAGCTGCCAGAGTATCTACTAGACGTTTGAGAGATCTTTATGACGAATCTTTAAAAATTGAAACTAAATTAAAAGAATTAAGAGAAGCTCCAACATATCCTGGATTAGTTGATCCATTACTTCAGTTAGAGGCTGTTAGAGGTACTTTATCTGAGGAAGAAACAGTTACTGTTACAGGTCGTAGAAATGTAGACTTTAATGCTCAAATATCAGAACAATTACAAGCTCTTCAAAGACGTCGCTTAGAAATTAATAAAGAAATGTTAGATGCAAGATATTCTGAGAGAAGGTTTGCTGTTCAATTTGAGCCTAATACAGAACTTATTAAAGGCATGACTGAAGTATTTCCTGCAGTTTCTGAATTCAAAGATACTTTAGGTTTATTCAGCAGATCTCAATTAGAATATTATGGCGCTATAGTAGAAGCTGTAAAAGATTTACAAAGAAGATCAGATGTAGGCGCAATAGATCCTCAATTTGCTGCTGATAATATAGCAGATTTAATTAGATTAGGCACTGAAAGAGCGCAAAAAGATTTAGAGAATTTGAAATTTGGCGAAGGCTTTTACAGCAAGTTAAAACAATTGGGCGTAGACGTAGACAGAGAGTCTATAAATCTAATTTCTAAGATAGATAGAAATTTAATACAAAACCTGATTAAAGACTATGAAGATGCCATTAAAGACAGAAATGCTATATTAAAAGATCCTAACGCTTCAGATGTAGATCTTGCACAAGCTCAAGAATCCGTTAATAAACAAAGAAGATTAATTACAAGAGCTCTCGAGAATTCTATTCAAGACATTACTAAAATTGCAGAAGAAGCCGGTATAGAATTTTCAAAAGCTATTACGGATGATTTTAAATCCTCACTTATTCAAAGATTAAGAAAAGATATAACTTCCGCTGAATTTGATAAGAGATTAGCAGCCACCGTTTCTGATAAAGTTTTAAATGCGTTTATAAGCGGACTTACTGATCCTATTTTAGGTAAAGAGGGTTTCATAACGAAGTCTTTACAAACAGTAGGTTCTAATATTTATACTTATGGGTTAAAGAGTTTTAATTATTTAGTAACACAATTATTTACAAAAGATACATTTATATATTTAATATCTATTATTAGATTAGGCTTTACTAGTTTAAAAGACGGATTGTTATTTGCTTACGGTATTCTTCGAAAAGGCCTCGATAGTATAATAAATTCTTTAAATAATTTTCTAACTCAAAATGATTTTGGTAAAATAATAAACAATTTGGTAGGATTTTTATCACAAATATTTAAAGCAATTTTTGACTTACCATCTAAAATACTTAAAGGCGATCTGTTAAAAGATTTATCACTTGATTCTAATATAATAGACAAGATTAAAGCACCTATAGCTGCTATATTTAGCGGTATTGGTGATACAGTTTTAACAGCTATAGGTGGCCTGATTAACATCGTAAATAATGCAGTAGATAAATTAAATGACTTTTTAACTAAAAATGATTTTGGTAAGATAATAAATAATTTTGTAGGTCTCATTTTTGATATTGGCAAAACTATACTTAATAAAATAAATATTTTTAAACCTGTTCCTTTAGACGATCTTGCTAGTGTTGGTTCTAATATCATGGCTTCAGCAGCTGATAATAGTAACGGTATTGTTGACGCAGTTGACTTTGCAAGCGGTAGTGAAGAATCTACAGGTATATTAGGTTCTATTTTAAACTTATTAGCACCCTTAACAGGTATTTTTACCAGCTTTTTTGGTTTATTTGCTTCTAATGAAATATCAACTCAAGTTTTCCAACAACTTATTTTAGGCTACATGAATGCTATTGTAACATTGCTTGGAAATATTTTTGCAAGAGTTAGTATAGATAATCCTGCGTTTGCAACTGGTGGTAAAGTATCTGGGCCTGGGACTGGAACTTCAGACTCTATACTCGCTAGATTGTCTGATGGCGAATTCGTAATTAATGCGGCAGCTACAAAACAAAATTTACCTCTGTTAGAAATGATTAACTCCGGAAAAGTTCCTAAGTTTAATAGCGGCGGATTAGTTACTGGAAATTTAATGCAAACACCAAGTTCAATGAAATTTGATACCGCTAAGTCTAATAAGAATCAACAAGTTATAAATGTCAATATAACTGGCGATGTAAGTAGACAAACTAAATCAGAAATATACAAAATGCTTCCAGTAATTGCAGATGGAGTTAATATGCAAAATAGAGAAAGAAATTATCGAGGTTGAGTATGTACGGCATCTTAAATAGCAATAATGAGCTTATAGCTAGATTTACAGTACCTTTAACTGTAAGAAGTAATAAGCCTTCTGTTGTTTCTGATGCCCTATCACTAAAGAGATTTGTAGCATCTTCACCGGTTCAACGCTGGGAAATCGAAACTGGCGTTGAACCAATATCATCTAATGCTGAAGATCTAATGGTTGAATTAGTGACAAAGGGTAAGCATGAAACAATTAAAATCAGATTTCCACAAAATTATTCAGCAATTCAAAAGTTAGATTTAAAAGAACCTAATGTATTAGTAATGGGTACATCGGGTAATTCGTATGTAACTGCTAGTTTTAGAGGTTTTATTTCAAAAGGCTCTTTTATCAAATTTCCTAACAGTAATAAAGTCTACATGACGACTCAAAATTCTACTAGCGATAATATATCATCAGAAGTTCCAATTTTTATTTACCCGGCTTTGATCAGTACTATTCCAGGAAATGCCAGTAATAAACCACAAGCTCTTGCAGAAATAAAAGACATGTCTATTAATGTGTACGTAGACACCGATTCTGTATCAGGAATGGTTTACGATGATGGTATTCTTATGGAAATGGGCACAATGACATTTATAGAGGCTTTATGATAAGCTTGACAACATTCCAATCAAATACATTGTCAAAACAAAATGTAGAAGCTTTCTATATAATTGAGATAGAATATAAAACTTATTCTGATAACTCTTGGGCTACTAGTCATAAAAGGCTATCTACATTTAATAAGGATGTGACATTAACAAATGGCAAGACTTACACGGGAAATTCTCCAATAATTGAACTACAACCACCACGTATTTCTAGTGAAGTAGACAGAGAACAATATACAATAACATTTGCTGATCCTAATTATGAATTTGGTATTTTATCGGAAAATAATTTAGTTGGCATGTCTGTAGAAGCAGGCATAATTTTACTAGACTATGATACTAAACTACCTAATTTAAACTCTCAAGAAGTTCTTTTAGTGTATAAAGGTAGAATTGATTTCAGTTCGTTTTCAATTGATACCTCAGAACTTGGCGCAGTTATTTATAAGTTAGCTTGTGCTAGTCCAGTAGCTAATTTAGATGCTGTAAAACCTTTTTATACTAGCAAATCCTTTATGAAAGAAAAAATAAAATCTGATGATACCTCGTTCGACCAAGTATCACAAGGTACTGGCACTTTAAGATTTAAGTGGGGCAGAGTATAATGGTTGCAACTGCAGTAGTAGGTACCATAGCCTGGATAGGAGGCTTAAAAGGCGCTGCATTGGTGAGTGCTATACTTTTAACCGCCTCTGTAAGCTATCAAATAAAACAGTCTAAAAAGATGCGTGCTAAGATGAAAGCCGCAGCTGAAGCACGTCGAGGTATTGATATTGTAACGGAAGCAGAAGTAGTACCTGTACCAATAATCTATGGGAGAGCTAAAGTTGGAGGGTTAAGAGCATGGGCTCAAACTAGAAGTACTTTAGAAGAACTTACTGTTCAAACCGATTCTAATATAAATACTATTGGTAATGCTTTAACGGGAACACAAGAAGGTTCCAAAAATGAATATTTAGTAATGCAACAAGTATTATGTCAAGGACCTATAAATAAATTTTATGACTTTGATTTAAATGATAGTAGCTCATATTTAGATTCAGATTTTAAATCAATATACGCTGAGTGCCACACTTTCGGTGGTACAAATAGCAATGTACTAAAAAATTTTTCAGATAGATCTAAATCTTATTTTACAGGATTAGCTTACGCAAATATATTCGTAAAAGCCGATAGAGACAATCCGAGCGATATACCAGAAGTTTCATTTTATATCGAAGGTCGAAAAATAAGAAAAATAACAAGGACTGGTTCTAGCCCTAATTTTACATATACAGTTAATAGCGTAAGAGAATATTCTAATAATCCTGCATTTTGTCTGCTAGATTATTTACTAGAAGACACATCAGACCCTGTTTTAAATATTAGCACTAAAGCTTTAAATTTAAATGAAATAGATCTTGAATCTTTTTATAATGCATCAGTAGTTTGTGATAAAATTGTACAAACAAATATGAAAGTTGGTGGTAAGATTTGGCAACCAATTAATGCTTCTAGATATATAACAACTAGAAATATTCCATTATATGAATGTAATGTAGTAATTGACACTGAGAAATCTATTAGAGATAATATAGAAGTTTTGCTAAACACGATGGGTGATGCAAGACTTATTTGGTCTTTAGGTAAATACAAATTATTATTGCAGTATCCAGGTGTATAATGACAACATTTACGTCAGACAACTTTGGAATTAATACTGTAAGTGGCTCTTTATTAGGAAATCAGTATCTTAATTTAGCAGCACAACTTACAGATGATGATTTATTAAATTCCGAAGAAATTCAAATAGATTGGCCTTCTACTGATTCTAGACTCAATCATTGTACTGTTAAATTCTTCAATGAATCTGAAAATTTTAAAGAAGATTCAGCAAGTTGGCCTCCTAAAGTTTCTGGAACAATATTTAAAGGTATTGGTGGCAAATTATATAAACCACAATCAGGTTGGGACGATACGGGGAGCTCTACAGCTAGACTGCTCAATAATTTAGCAGTATGGGGTGGTACTGCAACAGATGGTGCAGATAACACCCCACCTATGTCTTGGGCTTTTGCTGCTAGTGCCTCAGATTCGTGTACACTGGAAATTGCAGGTGATGATAGTATAACTGTAATTTTGTATAATATAACTAATGAGCTAGATCCTGTTGTAGTTGCTAACCTAAGTGCTACCTTTCCTAATACAAACTTTTTAGCTAACATTCAGCTAGTTCTAAATACAAAATATCGAATTGTAGTATACGGTAATGATACTGGGAGTCTACAAGGAGTTGCCGGTAGATTATACGGTACAACATCGAATATTGAATATTGGTCTACTAGAGCTATTGCTTATGATTCTATAGAAATTCAAAACCAATTAAATTTTATTTATACATATTTTTTAGAGCAAGATAATGGTGTTGAGCTCGAAGATAGTGTAAACATGGATGGTATAGTTGATTATTACCATGCATTAGCAAAAGCAGAAGAAAGAGTTAGAACTAGCAGATCCGCAATCTCCGTTAAATTCAAATATATTATTAAAAATAAATTTTTGGAACCAGGTGATTATATAAGATTAGACAGTGTTAGAGCTAGCTTAGAAAATTTATATTTAAGAATAGATGAAGTATCCTTAGAAGATGGCGCTACATGTTCTGTTACCGCTACTAGATTTGATTGGACACAGTTAGCTTGGAATGTAAAGGATGATCAATTAATTTTACCTGCAAATATTTATAATTTTAATACAGATGCTCCTACTAACTTATCTTTGAATAATGCAGATACCACATTAGAAGGTACAGTTGGTAAACTTTCGTGGAACGGTGTAAATTCTGAGGTAACCGGCTATATAGTATACATAGCAGAAGTCCAAAATAATCAAATAGGGCCTTATCAAGAAATAGGTCGAACTAATCTTACTAATTTTTCAGTACCTGCTTTTAACTATTCTAGCGTTGCCTTCGGTGTTCAATCTTATACAGCTTTTGGTAAGAAATCTGATTTAGTCAGTACTGGTATATTACAAATATCTCAAAATTATAAACGTGATCTTTACATTTCTGCTAATCATTTGATGTTTATTCAGGAACCCTATACTACTAATTTTACAACTCCAGCAATAGTGCTTACTGCAGTGCCTAGAGGCTTTTCAAACCCTTCTTATCAATGGTATCAAGACAATCAATTAATTTCTGGTAACAATGTCTCAATACTAGAAATACAGCCATTTCTAGGTATTCCTAGAAACTATAAAGTAAGAGTTACTGAGTACAAACCTGGCAATAATACTCCAGTACAATACCTGGAATATTCTGTGGTTGTCCAGTCTAGGAAAGAAGAAACTAGATCTGATATTGTTGTAAATCCATCATTACCGCCTCCTGCACCAACTAACTTTGATATTGAACCTCTATATAATTCTATTAAATTAAGTTGGACAATTCCAACTTATACTGAGGGTGGTGGTCATGGTTATACTGACATTTATTATATAGAATCCGAAAGTCTAGAAAATTGGGATGCTATTATAACAGGCATACTTCAAGCTGCAACAAATCAAGAGCCAGGAAATACTATATTTAAGGAATTATTTAATCTTAGACGTTTAGGTGATATAAACAATACTGGAGATGTAACTTCTGCTGATTCAGCTGCTGTAAATAATTTTGTTTATTTAGGCAATAATTCTAATAGTTTTTATATCAACAGAACTTTCAGACCAATACTTCAAAGTAACCTTTCAAAATACCAAGTTTATTTAAGATATACCGTTGCACAACTTGCTGTCTTGGAAGCTTCTGTAGTAAAAATCGCATCTGTTCAAGGTAATGTTAATAATTATATATTTTCTGGAAATCCTAACACCAATTATATTTTCTTTTTAAAGGAAGTAAGTCGTGAAGGTGTAGAATCTATAAATAAAAGTATATGGTTAAGCGCTACTACTGGTATTGATGCTACTAAAGTTTTAGAAACACTTTCTGGAGAAATCACTGCAAGCCAATTGAATACTACATTAAATACTAGAATAGACAAGATTGATGCACCTAATACAGGTCTTGAAACTCTAGTATCTAACCTTACAACACAATCAAATGGTTTTGCAAGCAATATTAGTACTTTACAAGCAGCAGATACTACTTTGCAGGCCAATATAACTACTGAAGTAAATGCAAGAATTGCTGGAGATAATGCAAACGCTACATCTATAACTACTTTGAGTGCTAGCTTGCCTTCTATTACACAATATGGAGATGGTTTTTATTATAAATTAATATATAACTTCGATACAAGCACTGAGAGTTTTACTGGCTCTAATACCTCTCTTTCTATCACAAGTCAATATGGACCAAATACTTTATTAGTATACGCTTATAATTTTAGTACATATACTGTAGCTTTAAATAAAACTTTTACAACATCCGAAAGATTTAACGGTAGTACTTACCCAATAATAAGAATAAGGTTAAAAAGAACTCAGGGTGATAGTAATATAGCTTTTTTGGGTGAAATGAGATATTCAACTGCATCTCATTCATCTATGAACACTTATGCAAAAATAATTTCATTACCACCAAATGTTGTTTTAAATTCGACTATGACCGATTGGTTCGTAGCTGAATGGGACATGTCTAGCTTAACATCCGGTGGTTCAGATTGGGTTAATAGTACTATATATGGTATTCAATTACTTTTACATAATTCTCAATATGCAATCTGGGCAATTGATTGGATAGCTATAGGTTCTAAATCAGTAACATTAGCAGATGCTCTATATAGGAATGAAGTAATTGCTAGAACAAATGCTGATAATTCTCTTTCATCATCTATAACAACGCTACAATCTAATTATAATGGGCTTAGTGTTAGTTTACAACAAAAAATGACTACCAGAGCTAGTGCTGATGGTACAACACTAGGGGAATATTCACTAGTTGTAGATAATAATGGTATTGTTTCTGGTTTTGCTTTAGCTTCTTCTGTAAATACGGCAACAGGCGCTGCTAATTCAACATTTGGTATTAATGCCGATAAATTTTTTATAGCTACTCCTGGGAATACAGCTAATACCGTAAAGCCATTTATAGTAGACAGTGGTGTAGTCTATATTGATGTTGCAAGAATAAAAGATGGTTCAATTGCAAATGCTAAAATTGGAAATTTATCAGCAGATAAAATAACAAGTGGTTTTATTAATGTTGACAGACTTGATGCCAACTCGATAACGGCTCCTAAAATAGACTCTAAAGGTCTTAGCATAAAAGACGCAAATGGTAATATATTGTTTAACGCAAATTCAAGTCAACCTTTAGCTGCTGCAGCTGTTAGTGGTTTAGGTACACTTGCTACTCAAAACTCAGTTGCTTATTCTGCCATTACTGGTACAAAACCTCCAGAAGACGCTACTAAAGGCGCCCCTGCTGGTACTTTAGTTGGTGATACATTAGCCGAAACTGTTGTAAGTAACGCATCGTCAGCTTTATCTACGGCTAACACAGCTAATACTACAGCTAATGCTGCCAGTACAAATGCTACTACTGCTTTAAATTTATTAAATGATATCTCCTCAGATAATAAATTAACTGCAGTTGAAAAACAGCAACTAAAAATTCAGTTTGATGCAATTGTTGCTGAAAAAAGTAATATAAATACTCAAGCTACTTCTTTTGGAGTTACAACTGAAAATACTAATTATAACAATTCCTACACTACATTAATAAATTATTTAACACCATTATTAACAGATCTTACAATTACATCTGATATTGTAGGTTCTACGTTAAGAACTAATTTTACAGATTTTTATACTAAAAGACAAATTCTTTTGAATAAACTTTCGGAAATTGCAAATTCAAACGCTACTACAGCTAATGCAACAGCTAATGCTGCCACTACAACTGCAAATTCGGCCACTACTACAGCTAATGCAGCAAGTACTGCCGCAACAAATGCTACTGCTACAGCCAATGCAGCTAATATTACAGCTACCACGGCTAATAATACAGCTAATGCTGCTAGTTCAAATGCTCTTACTGCTTTAAATTTACTAAATGATATTGCTTCAGATAATAAATTGACTGCAATTGAGAAACAGCAACTTAAAATTCAATTTGATGCTATAGTAAGTGAAAAAAGTAGTATTAACACTCAAGCTACCTCTTTCGGAATTACGACTGAAAATACCAACTATAATAACTCATATACTACATTAATAGATTATTTAACTCCTTTATTAACAAGTCTTACAGCTACCTCTGATATTACAGGATCTACATTAAGAACGAATTTTACAGATTTTTATACTAAACGTCAATTATTACTAAATAAAATAGCAGAGGTTGCGAATACTAATGCAACAAATGCTACTGCTACAGCCAATGCAGCTAATGCTACAGCGACGACTGCGAATACTAATGCAACAAATGCTGCCACTTTAGCTGATACAGCTAACACTACAGCTAATACTGCTAATACTACAGCTAATACTGCTAATACTACTGCGAATACAGCTTTATCTACAGCTAATACCGCTAGTACCAACGCTACAAATGCTCTAAACGGTCTCGCAAATAAACTAGATAATAATGCTAGAAATGTACTAAGTGGTCCTGGTGGATTTGCAACGGGTGATTTAAACTGGGATGCTAACGGTGTAAGAGTTAGTGGTAAGGGTATCGGATTTACAACTAAAGGTATAGTAGCATACAATGCAGCTGGAGATGCTACATTTACTTTAAATGGAGATAACGGTTCAGCCGTTTTTAAAGGTGATATAACTGGCGCTTCAGGCAATTTTAGTGGAACTCTTTCTGGCGCAAATATAGCAGGCGCAACTGGAACTTTTACAGGCATTGTATCTGCTAATAGTATTCAAGGTAATACCATCACTACTCAAAAAATAGTAGGTGGAGCTGTTACTCAAGTAGAATCTTTCAGTGATTTCTCAACATTCTTTTTTAATTCTACTCAAGGTTGGGTAGATATTGCAAGCCTAACTATTCAAGATCCAGATCCTACCGGCGAATTCAATTCGATTACAATAATATTTTCAATAAGATTTTCAAGACCTGGTTTTTCAAGTACTGATGTTCAAGGTGGTTATTATAGAGTATTAAGAAATAATACTGAAGTATTTCCTCTTTACGGAAATACGGGAGACAGCGTTTTGTCTGAAGTCTTTAAGTATTCAGGTGGAGGTACTGCTACATTTAAGTTGCAAGTTCAAATGCCTGTTATATCTGGTCTTGGTACTTTAAGAGGATCCGTAATAAGAAGGTCACTTGTTTTAATAGGAACTAGAAGATGAATTATACAATATACAATAAGGATAGTGGACAGATAGATGGTAATATCACATCATCTTCTAATTTATTAAGTGATATAAAAGTAGGTGATCATCAGGGTATTATAGAAGGTGATTTTTCATCTTCTCAATACTATGTAGACATTACAACTAAAACGCCTGTAATGTTTCCTCCAAAGCCTAATGAATCTTATACTTTTGATTATAATACTAAAACGTGGATACTTGATTCTGAAAAACAATGGAAATTAATTTCGCAATTCCGAAATACTTTACTTCAAAATTCAGATTGGACTCAACTACCTGATGTACCATTAAACACTAAAGAAGCTTGGGCTAATTATCGTCAACAATTGCGTGACATAACCAATCAAGCAGACCCATTTAATATTGTGTGGCCAATCGCACCTACTTAAATGAAAGTAGAAAGAGCATTGTTAAGTGACTTAAAAGAGTGTATTGATCTTTATTATAGTATAAACGACCACTCTTTTACATTTGTAGATAAAAATGAATCTTTAAAAAATTTATATCAATTCTATTTAAAGAAAGAATTTATAAGAGTTATTAAGAAAAATAATAAAATAATTGCATGGATTTTGTGCATTAAAAATAAACCATTACATTCAACTAAGAATCATCTTCAGCAAATTTATTATGCTTCTTCAGAAAAAGGTTTCTCAGCATATAAATGTGTTATAACACTTCATAATGCAATGATCGATGAAGCTAAGAGAATTGGTGTAAATGAACTTTTATCACAAGGTTCTCATTTAGATGATAATAATGTATTTGCAAAAATACTTGAAAAGAATGGGTGGTCACGACGCGGCTACTTGGCTAGC